AAAAGTATAATAAAAACCTCGTTATTTTACTTTTTGAGAGAAAATGATCATCTGTTTTATCTGGTTAATCATCATCATCCTGTGTTTTAAGGCCTTCTCTGATCTGACTATCATCTGTGATATATTTCTTCAAGACGTAGTTGGCTACATTCGTCTTAGACAAACCTTCGGTGAAGAAACATACCTGGTCAAGTTCCCACCCTCTTTTAGCCATGTAGTTGATGACTTCCATCATGGTGTTGAACTTGATCTGTTTTCCGTTCTCATCCAAAAGGGTTTCAAAGTTGCTGGTCTTATAACCAAGATCCAGCTGAACCTTTACCTTACCGACTCCCCAGAAGTTGTACCCCTTCAATGAGCAATAGACAGGGTACTTCTCACCTGGTTGACTCACACTCTGCGCCTGTGCGCTACAAACTGCCATCATCATGGCCAGAATAAACACAATTTTCTTCATAATGCTAATAGATTATAATACTTCGCTGCAAATTTACGAAGAAAATTCGATAAACCAAAGAAAAGAAGAAAAATTTACCACTTCTTATTCGAACTGAACCGCTTAAGCAGAAATCGAAATGTACCGATCTCCAATCAGGAAAGTCGCCACCGATGAAAAGAAAAACGCAGGCTGAATGACCGTTTACAGTCAGGCAGACAAGCCCCAAAAGTGGATTTCGCACAGAAATTCCACTACCGCGGCACGCAAAACCGCTGGCTCTGTGGAAGTTAGCGGTTTTGCGTGCCGAAAACGCCAGGCTGCAACGCAAGCACACCCCCCACCGCCCTACGCTCGCCTTCGACTTTCCTCTGAAACGAAAGCGGAATATGTAAAGACTTATTACGAAAATTTGCATTAGGTGATTTTGCGCCCCACCGCCGAAATACGGGCACTATGGCACGATATTTGCGGTTATGGCGGCTCTATGTGGATTATATTGGCATCGCCAACATATTCCGCATTGTGCCGGGGTCAGGGGTGGGGACTGACACTATCAGGCAGGCATGTGTATGAGGAGAATGTGCATACCTGCATATCCTTCCTCATTCTCTTGCCTGCCTACCTATCTCCCTTCAGGGGTTACCATGGACGCTGTTGCGTCTTGGCCAGGAACATAGCCATGCACACATGTGCGCCTGCCCTACGAAGGCAGTCTATGAAATAGTCTGCCGTAGCGCAGGTAGTGCAGACATCGTCTATGACCAGAATCTTCTGGCCTTTGACGATGCTGCTTATCCTGATGTTCTGCATGATGTCGATTTTCGACCTGTCCTCGGAGAGGTGACGTTTCTCACGTGTGGAGAAAACATCTATCCAGTCGAAGCCGTTGATGGCGCCAGTCATGCTGCAAAGCAGACGGGTGAACTCCTTATACCTACGGATATGCGAGTACCTGCTTGACGCAGGGATACATACGATGGCCACGTCTCTGAGGTTTACGAGGGACAGAGCCAGAGCCATGGAGCGCGCAGCCCATAGCTTAGCGTAGTATCTTCCATCCTTGAAGTCAAGGACTCTTCTGTGGATCTCCCTTTGCTCGAAGGTAGATCTTTCCAGTCTCCTCTGTGGGACGTATTCGTATATAGCGTACTTCAGCATATCCGTAAGCATTTATGTGAAACGAAAAGAGGCAGCCTTACGCTGCCTCCTGATTGATGTGCTGCCCTATCATCTGGGCAGCTTTGTTCACGTCGGCCAGCAGGCTGACCAGGAACTTGGGATCCTTCTTCAGGCTCTTGAGCCAGGAGCCCAGGTACGCAGCGTTGTTCTCCTGAACACGCGTGTTGAAGCCAAGCTGATGCCCCATCAGCGCAGCCGTGAGCTCAGCCACGAGCTCTTCCCTGGCATAGAGGTCGTCGCCGAACTCATTGCCTTTCTTCCTGTTCAGGCGGTCGTGAGTGCCTGTTGAGTGCGTCATCTCATGAAGCATCGTGGAGTAGAACTCCTGACCGGATACGAAGATGTCCTCATCGGATCCGCCTAGGTTGAACTGCTGCTTCTCCGGCAGTGTGATGCTGTCTGTGCTGCGGCTGTAGTAAGCCCCGTTCTGCTGCTTGCAGGCGATGGGGCACACCCATGACTGATTCTTCAGCATGGCATCCAGCTGCTCGTTGGCATACATGCCATCCGTCCCTTTGAGCTCGGGGACGGTGAAGTTGTTGTCGATGAGCTTTCTTACCATTTCAGGATGTACGTCCTGAAGGTTCGTGTCCTCGATGTTGAAGACGTTGTAGTACTTCAGTACGGGATACGTCTCGCACTTATCCTGTTCGGCTCGTGACAGGTTCCTGAAGTCATCGATGGAGATGCGCTTACCGTGTTCGTCCTTCACGTCGATCTTCCAGAAGAGCACTGGAGCGCTCTTGGCGCCCTTTCTGATGTGTGCGCCCAGCTGGTTAGCCTTCTTCACCGTGATATACACCGGATACCTGAACTGCATCATCTCGCAGTGCATGTACAGGAAGAACTCGTTCATGTAGCTGTACTCGCGCCCTGCGAAGGACAGTGGGCGACCTGATGCCTCAGTGGTGATCCACGTCTTGCGCCATCCCTGCTGGATGCTCTCGATGGTCTTAACCATCATCTCTGTGAACTGAGATACGACACGCTCAGTACCGTTTGTCTTGTTGGAATTGTTCTCTTTCATAATGCTTTGAAATTAGAAGTGAATAATAGGGTTTTCTGAAAATTGCCAGTAGAGCACGGCCCTTTCTGTTAGCGGTCGATGGCCGCCCCTACTGGCTGAGAGTGTTTACATAGTAGAGACTTGTTTCTTCCGTGAGGCGATGGCGAACTTCAATGCCTCGATGGTGTTTCTGGAGAGGTAGTTACCTGTGGACTTCTTCAGCATGAAGGCGTACTTCAGGGCTGCTGCAGCGTTCTTGCAGTATTTAGGCTCCCAGCCCTCTGTGGTTATCATCCATACCATACCTTCTGACTTGTTTGACTTAACGAGCGATGCGTTGATGAAATTCTTCTTTTCCATGATTCTGAATGTTATAGGGTTAGACATTTAAGCGACTTTGTAGATCTCAACATAGGTGATGTCCGTCATCTCCTGATAGGCGATTTCGTTGGCTTTTGCCTCTGCCTCCGATAATGAGGAAGCCTCGATTTCGAACTCCTGATAGTTCCCGTCTTCAGCGTTTATTACCACCTTATAGAGCTGCTGTTCTCTTCTGCTGCGGTTGTAGGGGCGCGAGATAATTTCCGATGTCTGAGATACTGTTGTCATAATTTTCTTTTTTTGAGTTAAACTTTGAAGCTGTTACCAGCTTTTGTAATTTTTACGTGCAATGAAGAGCCAACAAGGAACAGTCATGCAAAGACAAGGAATATCAAGGAAAATTAGTGGAATACCCCATTTTCTTTAGGCTTGCCGTTAAGAAGAAAATGCGGAAGGCTGCTGCTAATTTTGTGCGGATATAAGGAGCCTGTGACTGGTACTTGACGGATGACGCTTGGGCTACCTTTGCAAAGGAAAAAGGATGAAAGCAGGTGACTTTTAGCGTCGAAGTCTCAGAAAAAGGGAAATGACAACGTCAGACACGGGAAATTGCGCCACCAACCCCGGCAGAGGAGATCAGCAGCGGATGGGATATGAAAACGCCGATGTCGGGAACTACCAGGAAGCGGTACGCCATGACTCACAGGGGGCTGTGACAAAAGCCAGCGCCACCATTACGAGATGACATACCAAAACAAAATGAGATCGGAAGACGCGATGTCCGACCCCATTACATTCAGAAAGATAAAATGATTCATCAGCAGAGCCCGTCATGCCAAACAAGTATGATGCCATGCAGATGATGACCACCGAGCGCAGGGAGCCTACTGCCCGAAGAATGAGACGAAGCCCCCGGACACCTCGCCTGAATAGAAGTCCTGCAGGTGCCTCTCCACACCGATGCACAACGTGTCGAAGGCATCAGAGCCGTCCGTACGGGCATACAAAGGATCTGTTTCACTCTCAGGCAGTTTCTCGGAGCGTTTGTCCTTCTTACCAAGATATACGCCAGCCGTCTCTATTGACAACAGAAGAGCCTCGTTGTTATCACGATTGATAAGCACCTGATGAGTAGCCCTTCCGACAAACATACGGTTGATCAGCTGCTGCTTGTCGATATGGTTCATGGCACGACCGATGTATACCTCTTCGCAGAACCAGCCGTGGTCGCGCAGGAAGTTGGATATGAAGATGTAGAAGTCGTCGTTCTGGTTGAGAGCGAAGCCGTTGCCCTTGAACGTGTGGTCGAAGAAGAAGATGACCTGTTTGGTACGGTGATGTTCATAGTAGGCGCAGAAGTCATCCATCAGCTCTGCCAGACGGCGCTCATAGGTCACGTAGAACGACTTGATGACACGTAGCTTTCCATCGGCATGAACCTGTCCGCACACGAGCCAGTTGATATTGTTGTTAACGTCCAGTGCGATCATCAGCGGTAAGTTCGGGTCCAGGTCAGCGTCCAGCCGGCAGTCATTCTCGAAAGTCTTACCGTCCCCTAGGTCAGAAAGGGACAGCTTGGACTTGTTTGGAGCAGTATAGAGGTTGACATCCTCACGCATGGATCCATAGAACCCATCCTGAGCGATGGTGATGCGCTTGCACATGATCGAGGTAGCGAACACCAGGGGAGGCAGCTCACGCTTCATGCGTTTGATAAAATCTTCACCAAGGACTGCCAGGTTATATATCGAAGGCCTCTCCACATACAGATAAGCCTGTTTACGGAAGAAAGCCAACTGAGCATTCACCCTAGCCAGTTCGCGCTGGTAATGCTCATAGCGTTCCGGATGCTGCTCCATGCGCTGCATGGTGAGCCACCTGTAATGCACCAGCCCACCGATGACCTGAATGAGCTCTTTATCCATGAGCTTCTCGTACTGCAGGAACCATGAGCCCTTTTTCGTCACGGGCATGTCGCAGGTGATTGTGAGTCCATGATGCAGCGGACATTTCTCGAAGAACATCTCATTGCCTCGGTTTGTCTGGAACGTCTCATTTTTGAGTTTCTCATAGTCCACGAACTTTGCCTCGTCAATCAGCACATGGTCGAGAGACATACCATTGGATGCGCCCTCACGGTCCTGTGTGATGATCTGGCACACGGAGCCGTTATAGAACCCGATAACATTCTCCCAGTTCTGAGGTGTGAAGATGGGATCCTTCCATTTCAGCGCCTTCCATGGCTTCTTACCGACGGTATAGTGAACATCACGCTTGAAGCCCCATCGCTCCCAGTGTACTAGGAGTGAGGGCAGCGTGGTGGTCAGACATTTCTTATACGATGGAGACACGAAGCCTGTGGTGCTTCCAGGCATCTGCTGGAACACCTGGATCTGACGTGTCGCGTCGATCATACCCTTACCAGTACCACGCCCCATGACACCGATGAGGTTGCGGGGCTGCAGCATCAGCGGGTACATCTGCGCATCATTATAATATACCTTCTGCTTCTCTGCCATTCTCTTCGCTATTATCGGTTGGAGGCAACTCGACGAAATCAGCATACTCGATGTCACCGTCGTATTTCTTCAGCATCTTGCGAACCTTGCCTCTGAGGTCAGGTATCTTCTTAATGCCGATGACAGTAGGATCGTCCGTCGGAACGATCTCCAGCGGCACGATCTTATCATAAGCGAGGTCAGGAGTATCCTCCTTGTCTGTCATATTATTCTTGATGAAGTTCTTCTCGATGGCAGCCACAGCCCGGTGATCGCCGTCACGCTTGGCTGCCTTGCGGTCATCCTCCAGCATCTGGTTGATGCGCCATCTCCAGAACTTCTTAGACGATTCCTGCAGGTTTCCAACTATCACCTTCAGGATCGTCATGTCATCGTAAGCCTGGGACTCTCCCACTTTGAACTGCAGCATGTCGAACTCCACGATGTCACGTGTCGATTTCGAGGAGAAGCGGCACCAGTAGGTATACAGTGCCCTGAGCCTGACAACGCGGGCAATGATCTGCGTTGGCACATGTTCCTCCTGCAGCTCGTCCTCATCGAGAGCCAGCCAGCTCTGGTATTTGTCTATGTCTACGGGTACGCTCATAAATCATTCAATATTCGTTTGAGATATGACCTTATTGCTTCAGCTGCAGCAGGCGAACCTGCCTTAGCCAGGTCGAGATCCCTTTCACGCATCTCCTTTGCGGTCTCAGCCACTCCTTTATGGAAAGCCGTCCATGCAGGGCTGCCCTCAGTGGCGATTTCGTCACGCAGCTCGTTAATCGGGATATCCAAAAGGACGCCAATCTCCGTAATAGGAGTCAGTTTGCTGGCCAGCATCCTGATCTCTTCCAGCAAGTTCTGAGAATAGTCCATTCAGTTGGATTGAGTTATCATCTACAAGTTCTTTGAATCCTGAGTATTGCTGCAGGAACACTTCCTGATTCGTCGTGATGATCGTGCATTCCGCACGGTCGCCATACGTCTGGTTTTGAGAGGAAATGACTGACACTAAGTGTGAATCATTTTGCACGAGCACCACCTTCGAGTGGTTCATTGAAAGGAAGACGCTGTCGAAGCACACCTGCATCTCCCTGTAGAGCTTCACGGTTTTCTTCGAGGCCTTCAGGTCTGCAAGCAGCACGGAGTGGGCGATGAGATCCTTCTTCCTCAGGTTATAGAATCCTCGGAGGAAGGCGTCCGACGTTGAGAACGTGGACACATACACATCAGCACGCCCGGTCTGCTCCAGAATCCAAGAGAGCAGTCCAAGCGTGTGAAGCCCCTTGCCAAGATAGCTCTGTAGTGGGCATTTGGCAAGGGGTCTGAGGATACTATTCAGATTTCTCCCCTTCGGCATCTGAAGAGTCTTCTATAGGATTGACTATAGAGATGTCAACACTAGTGAGGTCTTCCTTACGCTGTTCTGAAAGGATAACGCCAGCCTTAAGCAGGATGTTCACACGGTCCTGAATCTTTGTGCGCAGATCCTCCAGCTTTCCTTTCTGCTCATCGCTGAAGTCAGGCTCCTGAGCCTCCTGTGCCAGCTCCTTCAGCTGAGGGAGGTAACGTGAGATGTAGGACTGTGCGTAGTCCACCATCTGCTGCTCGTTTTCAGTAAGCGCCTTTCCCTTGGTGACGGTCACCGTCTCATCCAAGGTGCCCTGGAAGTCATCATAGCGTGCCATGTCACGCTTGTATGCGTACCACGCCTCCTTCAGCACCTTGAGATGCTCGTAGAGGTCGCATGGCGCATTGAGCGTCTTGCAGAGCTCGAAGGTAGCCTTGATCTTCTTCCATCTCTCAGCGTTGACATCCCACAGCTTCTTGACATCCTCCGGCAGGCTGTCATGGTCTGGACGCTTGCCTATGCTCTTGACCTGAGGGTATATCACATTCTCCTGGCCTTCGATGAAGGGGAGGTTGTCATCTTTCATCTCAACTTCTGCGGCTGCAGAGACATGAGGCATCACGGCTGCAGCCATTTTCTTCACATCATCGAGAGAGTAGCCATCCAGCCGGATGTCGATGTGTTTCTTGATCTCATACTCCAGTTTCTTCAGCAGGCGCTGTGGTGTGCGCAGGATCTGCTGATAGAGGATGCGGTTACGGTTGAGCTGCAGCAGCAGTTCAGCACCCTTTCTGATTGACTCTTCAGAGCTGTGGTCACTATTGTACCACGCCACCAGAGCCTCAGTAAATTTCGAATCTAACTTTGCCATAATCATTATTTATTAGAAAGCGGGAGGTCGGCAATGAAGCCAGCCTCCCGCACACAACTTATATGAAGAATTCCAGACTATACTGTCACGAGCGTATCAGTCTTACCGTCGATATCTCCATCTTCGGTCTTCAGCACACCTTCGTAGAAGGGAGCCGGGTTCACATCAGAGACAGAAGCGTTGATGGTGGTCTGTGCGGTATCCGTCACAGCCTTACCAGCGTTCTGTGAGAGCTCGAACTGAACGCGGAACATCTCATTACCGATGATACGGATGGCACCACCGCGCTGCGGGTATGCGATCACCACATCATCATTGTTGAGCAGAGAGATGAGAGAAGAAACCTTCTTCTCGGTACCAGGAAGCACGAGGCTGACGCGATTGAGGAAGCTACGGCTACCCTCAGAGCCCTGACCTTCGCAAGAAGGCTCAGACTCACCCTCGATCAGTTCCACTTTCTTCCATTTCTTATCAGCAGCAAGTACGAAGGCGTCTTTGATGACAACGACATCCTCCATGCTCTCTGCTGCAGTGCCCTTCACCTTTGGGAAGGTCACGATATCCTCACGACGGATCATGTAGAAGTGCGGGCGCATGCCAGGCAGTGAAGCCTGACCGACGCAGAAACCTACATTCTCGTACAGATCGATATCACCAGTGCAATTCTTTGCCATAATGTTTCACTTTAAAATTTTCTACAAACCGTTACCGTCGCCTACGCTGCTACCTTCGCCTGCACCTGCGGCAGGTTCCTGAGAACCGCCACCAGCGTTAGCAGGATCCAGAGAGATATCGAAAGCCTGCTCCTCGTCGAGGTAGTCAACACCGTCAAGACGTGCTACGCAGAGCATTTCCTTATTGATAGAGCGATACTGCTCACCATAGAACATGTTGGCGATGAAGTCAACATCATAGTGAGATGTCAGCGACTTCTCGCAAAGGAAGTTCTCATCCTGAGTACGCTGGTTCCAGAGCGTCATGATGTTGTTCTTCGGTGTCAGCGACAGGTAGTTGTTAGGCACGTTAGGCAGAGCCACCAGCTCAACACGGGGTGCACCCTCCAGATGAGCCTGCTCGTACTGGCGGTTGTAAGGCAGTGCGCCGTGGTTCATCTGATATGCCTCCTCGTAACAGTGCTTCATCCAGTCGCTCATGAAGAGCTTCAGGCTCTGAGCACGGAGCTTCTTGTCAACACCCTTCCAGCCTGCGGCCACGTTGCCCCAGTAGAAGTCCTTAAGAAGGTCTTCTGCGTTCTCTGGAGTAACAGCCTCGGGGAGCATATAGAGGTTACCGATCTCCTTTGACATCTTACCAGCCAGGATCTCGATGTTCTCCAGCTCACAGAAGCCGTTGAACCATTTCTTAGTCTCCGTGGTGTTTGTCTCATCGCGCTTGGCGGTCCACATAACGTTGAACATGTTCTCACCCAGCTGCTTCATGATGTAAGCGCAAACACGCTTTACCCAGGGCACTTTCTTTAGGTCTTCGCCCTTGGTCACGTCACTGCCCCAGAGCGTCTTATAGATGCTGATGGGGTCGATAGGCTCGATGCAGTTTCCAAGGAAGGTCTCGAGTGTACGCTGATCAATATTGATAGCGCCGTCGCCCTTCTTGTACTTGTCGAAGTTACCCATCTGGAACTTGCCACTCATCTCGTGGATATGCTCCTTATAACGGATGCCGTCGGCAAAGCCCATGTGCTGCATCGCCATCTTCATGGCGAACATAGGCATCACGATCAGCTCTGTGCGGTACTTCTGGAAGCCGTCCTTCAGAGCGTCAGGAGTGAATGTCGTCTTCGGGTCAACCACAGGCTGACCTGCGTTCAAGAAATTGCTGTCTGCCATAATCAAGCTCCTTTAATAGAATTCCACAACTCAGTGGCACCGTTGAGACCTTCGTCTTCAACCTTGGAACCACCATTACCAGTCTCACCAGCACCAGCCTTCAGATCGTTGATCTCCTGAGTCTTGGCATCGACATCATCCTTCAGCTTTTTGTTCTCAGCCTTCAGAGTGTCAATCAGGGTCTTAGCCTGTTTGCAGGCATCATCCTGGGTCTTCAGTTGATCTTCGATCTTCTGCATCTGATCCTGAGTAAGGGTGATCTCACCCTTTTCATTTGGCTGGAAACCGTC